CCCCTATTTGAATCGAGGGTTTCGCCAAGTGACTCGTTGGAGTATGCGGTCTTGCTTCCTACCGTTGCAGGATCTACATAAGGATTGAAGATTGTTGATGTCATGATTCGGTTCTCCTTCGCCTGGCGGGATGATGTGGTCAATTGTCCAGTCCTCTCCGGTCAGCTCTTTCGCACACGATACACAGATCGGATCCAAAACAGTCCTGGCATACTTCCTCGCATTGATCCATGCTGTCGATTGATGCCACTTTGCCATCGGCTAAACCTCTCATCTTCTTGTCTGTTATCTTCCAATATTCGAGCTCTTTGATTATCTCTTCACCGGTCAGGATGTCTCCTAGTGAGTAGTGAGCTTCAAGGAACTCTATGATTTGATTTCTGGCATACCTCACTCCATTGAGGAATCCATTGCCATAGACAGTTTCCTTGTAGCCATTGATTATCTTGTCAGCCCTATCTTGAGCTGCCTTCTCTTTACTTCCCCAAGGGGTCATTAGCAGTCTCCTTTATTAGCTTCAATGCGCTGTCCAATACCCAACAGCTTGAGTGCTCGCATGAGCCCTCTGTCGAATACTCGTAGCAGATTTGCCGGTCAACTTCCCTGATGATTCTGTTGCGCTCGATGACTCTGCCTTCAGTCACACCAAGGTTGAATCCAAGGATGGATAGTTCTGCTATCTGGTCTTTGTGCTTGTTGACTATCTTGTCGAAGTCCATTATCGACTCCAATCAGCTTTTAGAAACAGGATCACTCCGGCCAAAGCTAATAGGCCCAATGTTGGTTCTGCTATTGCGAAGCCGGCGATTGTCACCGATACGACAGTAGCTACTGCCATAGTTATTCTCATTATGTTGAGCATTTTGTTGCCTCTCTGTGTGTGGTATGTCAATTATGGTTCGGCTTTACAGGTTTTTGTGATTTATAAAGATTTCGTTATCATTTTGTTATTTCGTATTAACCCTGGCAACTGACTGGCCGGCTACATAGGATCCACAGCCCGAGCACTTATAGCGTTGCACCTTGGTAGTTGCGCTGTATCGGTAACCCCACTTGTTTATCTCTGTCCCTCCACAGTTTCTGCAGCTGTTAGGTTCGCCCTGATCTAGTCCTTGATGTGGGTGGTTCTTGATCCACGGGAGAAGGATGTCGTAAAGGTCCAGTAGCAGGTTTACATCCTGAATCTGGTATTCCTTCATTTCTTTCCAGGCTTTAGGGATACCGGCCATACAGTCGAGCCAGAGTTGAAACCCAGAGTGTTTGACCTTAGCTCCGACTCCTAGCTTCTGAGCTACATAATCGAGCTTGTTGCTTGGGAACTTGAACTGAGATCGGACGATTCTCATTAGGTCTAGCTCTATCCAAGGGCTAGGTGGTAAATAGCCATTCTCTATAAACTCGCGCTTGATGTGTTTGCTATCAAAGGCAGCGGAGTTCCAACCGATTAGAACATCGGCTTCGTCCATGACTTTGTGTAATTCATCCAACATCGCTTTCTTGCCATGATGGTGAACTGACTTGAAGATTACCTTGTCGCTTCCAAGCCATCGAGCTCCCCAGCAGATTACTTCTGTGGAACGCTCTATCTGTGTTATTGCTATGTTCTGATCCCAGAGACCCCAAACATGCGCCAGGTTAGGCGAGGTCTCAAGATCTAAAAATAGAATCTTCATAGCCTCAAACTAGGCCTCTGCGCTTGCGGTCTATGTCCGACACGCCAGCCGTTATCAAACTGTTATCGAATGGTGTCAGGCTAATTAGAACGCCTGGTTCATGTAGATCGTTGTAATTCTTTCGGGCAATTAGGTCGACAACATAACTATCATCCTTGATTACTCCAGATTGAGTAAGGCTGTCAAATACTGCCCTGGTTAGCTTGTCTAGATCGTAAGTCTGTGTTGCGTATTGCCTGGTGACTGTCTTAGGCCTTCTCATCCAAAAGGTCAATGACACCGAAACAGCTACATCGAAGCCATTGTCAAACTCCATCATTTTTAGTTCAAGCATTTTCTTCATGTGCTCTCGCCAAGCTGGCAGGTGTTTGTTGGCTTCAACTAGGACGATGTGCGGTCCTCGGTTAAACGCCTTCTTAGATCCCTGCGGTCTTGGGTCACCGGCAATAAACAACTCGAACATTAGAACGGATTGTTCTGTGGTATTCCTGGTGCTGGTTCCATGATGTTGATGATGTCCTCGATTGGGGTTGAGGTCTTAGGCTCTGCAGCCTTTACAACCTTGACAAGGCAGTTGTTTAGAGAGTGCTCAACTACCTGCTTAGTTTCCTGACCGGGCTTGTTGTAAGTGCCGACCTTGGTTCCTAGTGATCCTTCGATAGATACTTCGTCATCCTTTTGGATGTTTGTTCCATTGTCTAGCCAGGCAGTCCATAAGCGATTGCGTTGTTCGCCCTTGAAGTCGTAGCTCTCCCAGACCTTGAGTCTTGGATAACCTTCGTTTACTACCTCAGCTACTTTTGCATAGATGATTACTGTTGCCATTTCTGTGTTTTTCCTTTCTAGTGTTCTTTTAAGTTTAAGTTAATTATTAGTTAACTTTAAGGCGACATCTACGCCGTCCCGTTGCGTCGTGGATGACGCCCCGATAAGTCTTAAACGCCGTCCCGTTTTGCCTTTCCTGACGCCCCGTAGATTGTGACTCAAAGTGCCGTCGCAACCCTGTGGACAGTCTAATGTGATCCAATACCGATTTGTGATTCTGTCGAATCGATATCCGATTCCGTCATGTTGAGACATTTCAATTTCGTTGAGCTCGACTAGCTTCTGGAGATTGCGTTGCACTTGCCTAACGGAGCACCCGGCTAATTTAGCCAGGCGAGTTTGTGATGGATAGCAGCCTTCTTCAGGGTCATCCCCGATATGCCATGCCAAAGCCGTCATGAGGGCTCGAGCTGTGCCGGTGCTATGGGAATGATGTAGAACGGCTGAAAGGGCTTCTAGGCTCATTCTGTGCCTTCCTAGGGGTATACTGTGATAACCCATCGTGGTTGGGTGAGTCTTTGAGACTCGGGCTGTGACTTTTCTGTGGGTCACAGCCCTTTCACATTACTTGGCTTTTAGAGATTCAGCGAGCTTCTTGATCGCGTCAAGTATTTCGTTATCAACTTGTGACTTTTCAGCTGAAGCGTAAATAACCCTTAGAGCTTCGAGGTCTTTGTTGGCTGCAGCGTCAGAAGCTTCTTCTAGGAAGTTGCGCTGGGCTGAAACAACCTTGATCATCTCCTCGCGAGATGGACGCTTGCCACCCTTTGAGCTAATTCCAACTGTGTTCAATACTCTTCCGATTGCGCTGGTTGAAGCGTTCTCTAGGAAGTTGTTTTTATTGATGTGCGAACTGTTGCGAGTCTCCTGGGCAAAGTCGATTGCAGCTGCCCGGGTGTCATCCTTGTCGGTGTAGGCCGAAGCTTTGACAACAACTTCAGTCTCATTGATCAGGACGATTTCTGTGTGAAGTCTGCCTTGGGGATACTTCGCCCAAAACTTTGTGATTCTTTCTGATACTGGTTCGTAGCTACTTAGGTCAAATGCCATTGTTTCCTCCTACTTGAATGTGATGAATGGTTTACTGTTTCGGGCTTGAAGTGCGATTACCTTCTCGCCCTGGTAGAGACCGTATTTGATTCCGTTCATGAAAGCAAGCACCGCCGACTTCTGTGCCTTGAAGGCGTTGTCCCAGTAATCGAACTCCGACTTTGTTGCAATCAGGTTAGACCACATAGATCCAAGCTCGATTTCGCCTTCCTCTAGACCTTCAGAAAGCTCCCTAACTGTTTCATAGGTTGAGTCACTTCCGTCGTAGTCTGGGGCCTTATTCGATGTCACAAGCCCGTAGAAGGCTCTTACAGCCCTTTTCATGTCCTTCTGAAGGGAATCATCCCAAACGACCTCAAACTCCTTGTAATCGCCTCCTGCGACCGCTACGACTATACCTCTGTCTAAACCGAGGACCTGAAGGTAATGTTGAACCTGAAGGTTGTAGTGCTCAGGCAGCTCATCCCAGTATTGCCTGGTGAACTTGATCTCGAGGACTCCAAGTTTGCCATCGGCCCACTCGATAATGCCATCGGGGTTAGCTTTGAGGATTGGGTTGGCCTTGCTCTGCCAAGTTCCGGTCTCATGGACAGTCAGCCAGCCATCGTTTTGTTCTTTGAATAGTTCGCGAATTGGAGCTTCAAAAGCTGTGCCAAGTTTCATTGGCATTGAGGGCTCTAGCTCATCGCTTATCAGCCCGGTCTTTTCAGCCCAAAGGGTATAGGCAGACTTCCAAGGATTCTTATTCATTACAGCCCCGATGTCGGAACCGCCGATACCTTCCCGAGCTACGTGCCACTCAGGGGAGTTAGGCTCAAAAGTGCCTAGATACTTGCCGAAGCCTAAAGCTTCAATCTTCTGTGTGATTGTCATGCTCCGATCTTAGTGACCGGGTATGACTTTAGCTTTTAGGTTTTTTAGCTTTTGCTGTTTCGTAGGCTTCTTTGACCGAAGCACCGATTCCGAAAGCGTCATCGTTGGGGTCTAGTGATCTAACCAATGGGCCAAGGATTCCAGCGATTAGAGCTGAGGCAGTAATTGTTCCAGGGTCATCGATACCGGCTAGGACCAAAGCTCCGACCGCTGCAAGTGCAGCTCTTAGGTAGCTCCAAAGTGCCTTGCGTAAGTGTTGCCAAGTTTCTTTTCTCATTACTTGTCCAATCTTGATTTGATAAATGGAATTGGGTCTAGGTAGTTTACGCCGGTGTTTGACCACTTGTAGAATCTGCCCTTTTGAATCTCGAAGTGAAGATGTGGTCCAGTCGATTCTCCGGTGTTGCCTGAGTCTGCGATGTAATCACCCTCAGCAACTTTCTGATTCTTGATGACCTTGATAGAGCCCTTGCGAAGGTGCATATAGGTAGCTGTGTATAACTTGCCGTCATCCTTGAATCTGATTCTGACAATAAAGCCTCCGCCAGCAGGTTCGCCGTTCTTGAACTTTAGAGTGCTAGGGCCGGCATAGATTACTCGTCCAGAAGCTACAGCGAATAGTTTTCGACCGACAGCCGAAGCCCAGTCGACTCCGTTGTGATGTTTCCTGATGTTTAGAATCGGGTGCAGTCTAGGGCCAAAGCCATAGGTCATTTTAGGCAGGGGTTTTTTATAAGGCCAGATCACTATCTTACAATCGCCTGGTTGATTGTTAGAACTCCATGGGCTGCAACCTGAACATCGCCGGTCGAAGCATTAGAAACCTGAATGGCATAAACATAGTTGGAGTCCCGAAGTAGCCTGGTTTGTTCTGGGGTAAGGATCAAAGTAATTAGGTAGGTCGAAGCGTTGATTGTTGGTGTTGCTGAGATAAGCAAAGGCCCAAAGGTTGATCGTCTAACCTGAGCTGTCGCTGTGTATCCGGTGAGGTTGACTATGGCTTCAGCTGCGTCTCTATAAACAAAAGTTTTGACTAGCCTTGCACCTGCGTCAACCGTAAAGTTATTTGGGTTGCTCATTACATTCCTATCATACTAATTATTAGTCCAATGATTGCAACTAAAGCTGCGCTCAGTCCGGTATAAGCAATCTTTTCAATCCAGGCTAAACGTGCCAGGGTCAATTCAACTTCCCGAAGTCTGTCCGGGACATCATCCAAGTGATCTAGCTTTTGAAGAATCTTGATCAGAGTTTCTCCATGCTCGAGTTGCTTGGCGTAGATTGCGTTCTGGGTAATCTTTACCCCAGTTGTGTCCTCTGCCATTACGAGATAAGCGCAGCGACTTCTTCAGGAGTCAATCCCAAAGCCAATAGTTTTGCATTAGCAGATTCTTGCAGTTCAGCCTTCTCGGCCTCTGCTGCCAACCTTGCAGCTTCCTCAAGCTCGTAAGCTTTTAGGTCGGCCTTGCGCTGTGCAATTTCTTCCTTGGTAAGTTCTACCTCGGTCTGCACTCCTGTTGAGCAATCGATGATTAGTTTGGTTTCAGCCATTTCTTCTTCCTTATTAAGTAACTGTGACAATTCCGTCGGAGCCTCTTGTAATTCCGTAAAGGTAAACTTCGCTACCTGATACAAAGTTCCCGGCTCCAGGGGTCAATGTAATTTGAGTGATGGCAGCAGTCTGATTCCAAAGCCCAGCGATGATTGACGTGCTAGCAGTAGCGGCGTTATTTTCGTTTCCGCTCCGAGAAGAATAAGGTTTTACTGTAGATCCTATGTAATTTGGAATGTAGATAGTTCCGTTGCTAAAAACGTTGGCAGTAGATACTGAAGTATTAACCTGATAATCAACTGTAGCGGAGTCGATAGAAGATGTGTTTCCCAACGCGAGTCTGCGCCTTCTTGTATAGGTTCCACCAGTATTAAAGGCCAATGTTCCACCAGCGTTGTCAGCAGAGCTTCTAAGAGATAGCAATAAAACTAAATCATCGTAAGCTGCAGGTATCGAGGTAAAAACGATGTTAGCCTGTGCACCTGTCAAAATTGCGCTGGTTATTAGCTTCATGAGGTTATTCCGTAAAGAGCCATAGTTGTTCCAATGCTGAAGGTGTTTGCATCAGTTGTTGTGACTTGAACGCTCGTAATGGCAGAAGTGTTTGCCCATCTGTGAACACTTACTCCGTTGCTATTTGCTGTTCCTGCGTTGTCAACCTTAGAGATCATTAGTTTTTCTTTGTCCGTAGTCGAGTAATCCATGATGTTAGAGACAGCCATAAAACTAACCGATGTATCCACAACAACACCTCTGAATTGTGCGGAAGTTTCTCCTGTAATAGTAGATTCGTTGATTCCAGTAAGTGCGTAGTTCGCTCCAGTATCTCCATTGAATCTAATGTTCATTCTTCCTTGGGTATTTCTTGTTGCTTGAACAACTAGAATCAAGTCCCTGTATGTTCCAGGGATGCTACCAAAAGTTATTGATGAAGCTGCTGTTCCTAGTGTTGTAGTAGCTAATGGTGTATAGGTGGCTGTCATTATTACCCCTTTATTCCGTAGAGGCTAAACCTTGACAGCGTTGCAAAGTTGTTAGGGGCTGTAAGGGTAATGCTAGTAATAGCCGTTGTGTCATTGAAAAGTCCACCGGTTATACAAGCGTATCCAGGAGGAATGCTTCCGCTTAGGTTGGAAAATCCATGATAAGCGTTTACTGTTTTTGCTTTTGCAGTATCTGCGTAATCCATAATGTCGATAATTCCGGTTGCAGTTCTGTTTGTAGGAGATTCCCTTAAGATTCCACTGCTTATCGTTATTGATGTTGAACTTCCGCTGCCTGCGCTTGCTCCGCTGCTATCCAGCCTGTGAGTGTTGTAAACAGCGCTCGTGTTGGAATTAAAGTTTAGATCCATGTTTGAAGCACCGCCACCTGCGCTGGTAGTTCTACCAATATATCTAATTTGAAGATGCTTATATTCTGCTCCGATTGAGCTGAATGTAATAACAGCAGATGATCCAGTTCCAAAAGCCGTCGCGATACGCTCGAAATCTCCAGGGGCTGCGCCCGAGGAGGAGAGTATGCCTAGCGGAATAAGCACTAGCCCAAGTTTCCAATTAGGTAGTAAACACCAGAGCCACCGAAGATTACCGATGCACCGGCGAACTGTCTGGCTGTCTTTACAGCGTTAAGAGCTGAAGATAGAGTCACACCTGAACCTGCAGCGAAAGTAATCTGACCAGATCCAGCCTGAACAAAGTCAATGCGATCACCTTGCTGAGTTAGAAC